AACGGCATGAAAGCCCGTCTAGGGCGATACGGGAGTTCTACCCGCTGCTTCACTCGGGCTTGCCCCAAGTCGCCTCAATCTCAATCTTGCTGCCGTCTGGGCCGCTGTGTTCGTGCCGTGCGAGTTTAGGCACATGGTATTCGAGTAGGTCGCTGAAGCACTTAAACGCCGCCTCTGCGCCCTTGTTCGCGTGTATCTCGTCGAGCCAGCCCTGCAAGCGGTCTGCATTGCCGTCCACGAAACGAGAGATAGCCTCCCTCGCTGCTTGGGTTGACTTGTTAGGGCTTCCTTTGGGGCGACCTGCTGGCATACCGTGGTTAATATACGCTGATTGTTTATTCTGTGAAACAGTTCACTTGCGTTTACAAATTTGGCTGTTCCGCGCTATAGGGATGATATGATGCCGCAATGAACGCAAGTAAACTAACACCGTTTGTTAACACCGACATAAAAATGCCGAAAAGGTTGTTCGACGCTCTGACGCTGCATGAAGTTTCTTGTTGCGCTCAAGAAATCTCAACCGTTACTCCTGAATCTGTGCAAGCGTTTTTAACAGAGCGTTTTACCGCAGACCTTGCTGCAAAGTTCAAGCCCGAATACCTAATCAGTAGCCCATCTTTTTAAGGGCTTCTGCTGTAATTCGTCCATAGTACGGTTTCATTTGCAATGCGCGGACATCTCTTGTGCTAGGCGCACGGGGGTCAACAATGCCGCGTGCTTTTGCGGCTTCGTTCAACAACTCGAATATCCGCACATCTTCTTTAATTTTCCCAATCCCTTCACCGGGAACGCCAGCAGGATAGGCAGCATGACCAGACTGTTTAACCATTGGCTTGTCGGTGTGAATTATTCCGATGTTTTGGATGCCAGAGTCCGGCGCGGAATATTGCCTAGGGTCTGTTACAGCCAGTCTTGCTTCACCAATGCTTAACCCGCCTGCGTCTCGAAATTCGACATCCAATTTCTTTTTGATTGCTTTGCGGGTTTTATCTTTTGCACTTCGGAACTGTTCAATGCCGCGTTCCGTGCCAACACCAGCCCAATCAGGAATAAAATTTCTGATAGTTTCGTTTAATTCTTTTTTGCTTTTTCTGCTCAACGCTGAATCAGCGTAATTGAGCATTGTTTCACCCGTCATGCTGGCAAAATCGCCGCCGCTTGGTGCCATGCGCCACGGGATATAAAGCGGGTCTTCGCCTGTCATAATTCTTGCTTCTTTAGCAAGTTTCATAATTTTTTTGGTAGGCGCAATCCCAGAAGCCCAGACCATGCCGGGGTTCTCAAACATGAAGTCTTGTCCACCCTGCAAGTTAACAGGGCGTGCAAGTTCAACATCGTTAATACCACGCAACAAACCGCCTGCCGCCGTTCGGTCACTCATGCTGGTAATAAACGGTCTACCCTCAAATTCGGTAATTGAAACTTCTGGCGCGTTTACCGTACCGCGTGATTCTACTTTCGGTGCCAACGCTTGTAGCCGTTCACGCTCCTTCACTCGTTTGTCAAAGCGTGGGTCGTATTCTGCGATTGCAGAAACTTCCGGCATTCTGCGTAGCGCGGCGGCTATCCGCAGCGGGTTAACAAACTCACCCGCAAATTGACCCATTGACCGAGGGCTTTCAAACGCCTCTACAACTGGGTCAACAACAACCGCTTTAGCCGTCTGTACGGGCTGCGTGACCAGAGCCTTACCCAATGCACCAATCCCCTGCGCCGTAGCGTCCAGACGCGGCGTAGGAGCGCGTGCGGCGGCGGCTTGGGCGTACTCTGCCGTCGTCATCCGACCAATGTTGGGGTCGCTCGTAAAGGCTTCGTAGGCAAGTCCACCGACATCCCGTGCGCGGTCTGCAAGGGTATCGACTACCCCGCCACCGAAGTCAGCGGCACGGTCGCGCATCTGCTGGAGGTATTGCAGCGCGGCAGCGTACTTTGACGGTTCCGCTTTCTTCGCCATTATTCGAGGTTTTCGAGTTTGTATTTGAGGCTCGTCACGGCATCAACCACGGCATCGAACAGGTTAACAAGGTCGCTGTCCTTCGGGAGTGAACCTTTGATTTCGTCAAGGAAGGTCAGCAGCGACTTCACATACGCCTTCGGGTTGGAGTTCTTGTGGAACTCGACATCGTAGCCCGTGATGATGCCGTAGCGTCCTTGATACGCCTCTGTGTATGCGTCTACAAGGTCAGGGATAGCCTCGTAGTATTTCTGTAGGGCTTTGTGCTGCGCGTAACTCTTTGTAGAAAAGTGCTGAAGGTGCGTGACGGTCGCGCTGTGAAGCATCGTTCCGACAAACAAAGCCGCGTTTTTTTCGTGAGAAGCCATTACTGCCCCCTATGGTACGATAATGCTACTCCTCCCACAGAGAGTTGCAAGCATGACTACTATCTCCGACGAGTACCGCGCCCAGCAGGTTGAACTGCACACCAATCCCAACTATGGCGTGGCTTCCATCGCCTTTGCGCCCATCGTTGCAAAGTTAATCGTGGATAACGGCATCAAGTCGTTGTCCGATTACGGTGCTGGCAAGAAGAACCTGCAACGCGCCCTTGAGCCTGCGGGTATCTCGATTGATTACCGACCCTATGACCCAGCCTTTCCAGAGTACGGCGACCCGCAGGAAGCCGATATGGTTTGCTGCATTGATGTGCTGGAACACATCGAACCTGACCGGCTCGACGCTGTGCTGGATGACCTCGTTCGTATCATGCCGAAATTGGGTTTCTTCAGCGTCCACACGGGGGCGGCTGGCAAGACCCTATCGGACGGGCGCAACGCCCACCTCATCCAAGAGCCTGCCCGTTGGTGGCTCCCCCGGCTCTGTGAGCGGTTCCACATCCACCACCTCCAGCACCATCAACTCATGGGTCAAGGCTTCTGGTGCGTCGTCAGCCGCGCTTGAAGCCACGCAACCGTCTCGGCAGGGTCACGGGCTAGGTACCACATCCCAAGCGGCTCAAACGCCATCTGGAAGCGTTCCTGACCCCTTCGCAGTTTGCCCGTTGGGGTTTTGATTTCGAGGAAGACGGCAAAGCCGGGGGCGACCACCAGTTTGTCGGGTACGCCTTGACCCGCCAACCCGAGGTCGTAAACCGTGAACCCTACGGCTCTGACGGCTTCGGTGATGGCGGCATCATTGGCATCCCGTCGTGCTGCGTAGCGCATCAGAACAACCCGTCTGCGTACTCGTACCAAAGCCTGTAAACCGCGATGAACTCGTCCACGCCTTCGCCTAACAGTTTTGCCTTGCCAAAGGGCGGCACCGAGTAGAACTTGCCGATGCGCAGCCCGTCGTCCGTGTCGCCGCGCACCACCCACACTTGGAACCCCGGCGTTCCTGCAAGTGCCTGTAGGGTTCGGCGTAGCCCTTCCGATGTCTTTTCGCCCTCGCGCTTCCATTCGAGTACGAGGAACTTGCCCTTGCGCTCGATGATTCCGTCAATGTTGCACGGACAGGCTTTCGGGTTGTTCGGGAGTAGGCCGAGGAACGCACCGTAGTCAATATGCGGCGCATTTGCGTTCCTCATCAACCGTTCAAACTCCACGGCGTTTAGCGTCAAACATGGCGCGTTGTGGCGATACCCAGCCTGCGCGGGTCTTGACCCAACCGCGTGACCTCAACAGTTCCTCGCCACCGCACGCGCCGCTGCGATGCTGGAGGATGCTCGATGCGCCGAAGAACTTCTGACCGCATTGCTTGCAGGTGCGGGTCATCGCGGCACCTCTGAAAAAAGTCCGCGTTCTGCTGCAATCCGATTTTGCGCCATTTGTGCATATTCTGAATTTAATTCGCACAAAATAAATTTGCGACCCCATGTTTGCGCCACAAGTCCGGTCGTACCGCTGCCGCCAAATGGGTCAAGGACGGTGCCGCCTTCGGGACACCCCGCCTTGATGCACGGCTCGATGAGGTCAGGCGGGAAGGTGGCAAAATGCGCCCCCTTAAAAGGCTTGGTTGTCACCGTCCAGACGCTGCGGCGGTTGCGCTTTTCATTCGCCAATGCGCTTCCCGTTGCTTTCTCTTTCATCGCTTCCAAATCAAAGTAGTATCGCTGCGACTTTGACAGCAGGAAAATGTATTCATGCGCCTTCGTGCAGCGGTCGGTCACGCTCTCCGGCATCGGGTTCGGTTTGTGCCAAATGATATCTTGGCGCAGATACCAGCCGTCGGCTTGCAGGGCAAAGGCTACGCGCCACGGGATACCGATGAGGTCTTTAGGTTTTAATCCGATGTCGGAAGCGTGTCGGGTGCTGTGCATCGCTCCGGGGTCTGCTTCCCTTCCATCCCAATGCCTTCCTTGTGTGCTTTCTCTGCCGCCTTGCCGTGCATAACTATCTCCAAGATTTAGCCACAGCGTCCCGTCATTGCGTAGCACCCGCCGTACCTCGCGGAACACCTCGACCAGTTTGGTAACAAACTCGTCCGGCGTAGGCTCAAGGCCAATCTGCCCGTCGTGTCCGTAGTCACGCAGCCCAAAGTACGGGGGCGAAGTCACGCAGGTATGCACCGATTGGTCGGGCAGACCGCGCATGGATTCGATGCAGTCGCCAATAAGAATCACGGCTGCACCTCCTTCAACGCGGCTTCAATCCGGTCTAGTAAATCGTTGTCGTAGTTCATCCAAACCGCTTTACTAGCCTCCGCCAGCAGTCCCCGCAGCCGCTCAATCTCGGCGTGTTGGCGGTGCAACATTGCTTCTGTGGCATCGCGTTCAGAGGACAGCGTGTCAGTCATGTCACTCGCCCCCAAAGAAAATGCCGCCAAGAATTACGCCCAACAGGAACCTACCAAGCCCAGAGGACTGCCGCTCTTGCTGCGAAGGCGGCTCCATCTGCTGATGCCACTCCTGTATGGATTGCTGCCGCCCAAAACTACGGGTCTGCCGCTGCCAATCTGCATAAGACTGTTGCCTTCCAAAATCACGGTCGCTCACGGCTGCACCTCCTTTGTGCCTTGCAGGATGCAGACAGACCGGGCTTTCTTGGCAACCGTGCTGTGCCGCGTACACCAGTCGGCGTAGCGTGTTCCTGCTGCGCCTTTGTTGTGATACACGCAGCCTTTGCAATGCGGGGTCACGGTTGCACCTCCTGACGCTCTTTGAGCCGTGAGATGCCACGGGGGCCAAACAAGCAAAACACCATCGTCTTGAGGTGAGGGTTGTCCAGTACCTCTTTTGCAGGCGCATCGCGCAGGTGCATCGCAACGACACCACGGAGCCATTCCATGCGCTCGGCTGTATCTGCGCCTTCCTCAACGGTGTACCGCGCCCAGAGCGCATCGCAAAGTTTCAATCGGTTTATCGGGGTCGGTTCCTGCTTGTCCCAGCCCCTTGAGGCACGGTCTTGCGCGGCGATGAACATCGCGTCATCGGCGGCTTTCTGTTCCGGGCTTTTGGTCGGGCGGTCAGGCTTCTTCTTGTCCTTTAACTCGAACAAACCCTGCCATTGATTGCTGATTGATTGGTTAACCACCGCATCTTGGTCAGCACCGTACCGCGATAACTTCAGTTTCATCGCGTGTTCGGATGCGGTCTTGATAGGCTTGCGGATGGCAACGCGGTAGGCAACCCATCGTTCCCATGCGGCTTCGTCAAGTTCGTTCATCGCAGTCTCCTGTTTGTGGAGGCTCAACGGTACTCGTTAACGGAGGTGAACGCAACAAGTTTAGTTTAGGCTTCTAGGTTCGAGACTGATTTAGGCTGAAGATGGTCTAGAAAGAAGGTCTAGACCCTGATGACTGATGGTGAATCCGCACGGTTTAGACGGAATACGCCTAAAGCGAGTCGTGCGGAATTGATGACTGACGGAGCCATCCGCTGTCGGCTACTTTTCACCAGATTGCTCCGGCTGCCATTCACGCTTCCCGACTAACGCCGCGTGCCTACAGGCTGGCTGCCCCGGTGTAGGTTTAAGGTTCTCTGCGCGTTGGTTTCCCGACCAGAGTTCCCGAGCGGGAGGTCGGTTGATTGACAACCCCATCCCCCGGGGTTAATCTCTCCGTACCTCGCCATGCAATTTGAGGTTAGGGCATCCCCCCCGCCCGCGTCAAGCCCTCCTTTTCGGAGGGTTTGTCGTTTCTGGGCAGTCGTCCAGAGAAGTCCTGTAGCGTCCGGTCGCACAGGCGGCCCCACCAGAACGATTCTGGCGGCTTTGCGGCAGGGTTAGGGGTTAGGCAGGGGTAGCCGTGGAATCGGCTGTAATCGGCGGGGTCGAGGCTTCCAGAGCCTTCCATTGCCACACCCGCATCTCGGGCAAACGACCTGTTTTAACCCACCTTGAGACAGCAGGTTTGCTAACGCCAAGTCGCCGGGCAAGTTCGGCCTTGCGACCTCCACAAGCGTCGAGTGCGGTCTGAATGTCCATGCCGGTAAGTTAACGCCCGTGAAAATAAATGCAAGGGGGGGTGTTGACATACCCGTAACCTGTGTTAACCTATGGGTGTTGAGTCAATCCACAGATAGGAGCAACAGACATGACTGACATGACACGCGAATACGAACTGGTCGAGGGGCTTTATTGCGAACTCGACTTCGAGTTCTGCAACGACGGCACGATGGATTCAGCCGCCATCACCTCCATCAAACTGCCGGACGGCACTTGGCTGACCCTCCCGGCCCCTATCTTTGTTCACACCAACGAACTCTCGGAGTTTGCCGAGCGCGAGAAAGCCGAGCGCGATGCTGACTGGGCCGCCGAAGACCGACTTGACCGCCGCCGTTCGTGGCAGGAGGGTCTGTGAACATCTGGGAAGAACTTGCTGGCCTTGAGTGCCGCATCACCGACAAGGCGTTACGCGCTGCATGGGCGCGGATGGTTCATACCCGCAGCCCTGCCGACTGTGCGTTGGTGCAAGAAATTGCAGACGAAACGGATGACGCATACATGTTCTGGCGGCTGGCGTTGTGCGCGGAGGAATACGCCACGGTCGAGCAATCGCTGGCACACCTGCTCATCAAGGTGACGGAATGAAAACCATCGGTCTGTATCTGTTTTCGTTCGCCATCTTCGCCGCCCTCGCGTGGCTTGGTTTGAGGGCGTTCTGATGGACGATTGGCAACAGCAGCGCGAGTGCGAGGAACGCCGGTACCACACCGAGCCGGTCATTCTTAACTGGACGCAAGCCGACATCGACCGCCACAACGAATTGCGGCGCGAACTCAAACAGATGATTGAGGAGAACACGAAATGTCAGAACTGCTGAAAATCAATGTTAACGGGCATCTTGAGAAGAAGGGCAACCTGTCTTACCTATCGTGGGCATGGGCGTGGGCCGAGGTGCTGAAGGTTGACCCCGGCGCAAGGTGGACGGCGCACGAATGGGACAACAGCCCCGTTATGGTTCTGCGTAACGGCACGGCGATGGTCAAGGTCAGCGTCGAGATAAAGGGCGACATCAAGACCTGCATCCTGCCGGTGATGGACAACCGCAACCGCGCCATAGTTGACCCGGATGCGTTTGCCGTCAACACCGCCATCATGCGCTGCCTTGCAAAAGCCATCGCTATGCACGGCCTCGGCCTCTACATCTACGCAGGTGAGGATTTGCCGGAGCAGGAGAAAACCGAACCCAATCCCGAGGTGTTGGCGCAGATTGCAGCAGCCGCTGACCAGCCTACGCTGCTTGCGCTTTTCAAATCGCTTGATGCTGCCACCCGCGCAACGCACATGGATGCTTTCAGCGCACGCAAGAAGGAACTGTGATGGAACAGCGTACAGACGAATGGTTTGCCGCACGCATTGGCAAGGTTACGGCATCGCGTGTTGCTGATGTCATCGCCAAAACCAAGAGCGGTTATGGCGCAGGTCGCGCTAACTACCTTGCCGACCTTGTGGTGGAACGCCTCACGGGTCAGAAGGCATCCTCGTTCAGCAACGCCGCGATGGAGTGGGGGACGGAGCAGGAGCCGAACGCCAAAGCCGCCTACGCCGCCAAGACCGGGATACTGGTCGAGGATGTCGGTTTCATTGACCACCCGACCGTTGCGATGTCTGGTGCCAGCCCTGACGGGTTGGCCGAGGATGGGCTGGTGGAAATCAAATGCCCGAACACCGCGACCCATCTGGAATACATCTTCGACGGCAAGCCGC